ATAGTTTTCAAATGTACCCTCAAACTCTTGTCTAAAAGTTCTAATATCAATATCTTGTTTAGCTTGTTCTATTTCCTCAACTGTAACCATACCACCTTGAACAGTAGTAAATTGGTAACTATCCCATTCTTCATCTTGCTTACCTTTAAGATACATTTCATAACTCCAATTACCATAACCTTTAGGAGTTCCACACATTAAAACACTTCCTAATGTATCAGCAACAGATGCTCTTAATACTTCAAACCATGCTCGTTTATCTATATCTGCAAATTCATCTAATATTAAAAAGTTAATTCCTGAACCTCTTAATGAGTCATAGTTATCTGCACCCTTTAATGAAATTGTACTATTAGATTTTCTTATCGTAATAGTCATTGTAGTTTCGTTAATATCTTCTATCCAATTAAACTGATTAAGCATTTCTTTAAGACTTGCCCATGCAATCTCTTTAGCCATTTTAAATGTTGGTGCTACATACCATATTTTTTGTTTAGGTTTAGATGCGTATTTCATCATCTCTGTTATACAAAGATATGTTTTACCAAATCTACGACCACTTATAAGAACTCTAAATCTTGCTTGACTAGATGATACTTTAAGTTGGGGTTTTGTCAGAGATATTTTCATTACAGAAATAAGATATATATAATTTATCTGTATTTACTTTTTCTTCCATTTTTTTTGCATATTCAATAGTTAAATAACTTCCACCAATAACACAATCCGACCATGTATCAAATTGTCTATCAACTGTCATAGTATTGTTGCAGAATCCTGTAACTGCTGAACAAATACTAAATGCCAGTATAAATTTCATTATTGTAATGGGTTTTTATTAGATTCCTTTATTTCAGATATTTCTAATTTTAAAACTTCTATTTCTTTTTGCATTATAGCAATCTCTTTGTCTTGATCTATTATTGCAAATCCATTTGTTTCTATTCCTGATAAATCAGGTTCAGTAGCATTTTTTAATTGTTCAATAGTAGATTCCATATTTGCAAACTTTGTAAATCCAGCACCAATAGATGCAATAAGACCTAGTATTACAACTATGTTAGTGAGATTGTTTTGTATTTTTTTAACCATTTTTTAACTCCTGTATCTCTAAAAGTAATATATTCTTTTTATACTTTATTTCGTTTAATTTCTTTATCTTAACTTCCATTATATCATTAGCAGTATATTTCACTAAATCAATATTAGCATATATAGACCTATTATCAAATATCTCGATCTGATTCAAATAAATATCTTTAGACTTATAAAACTCTACATTGTTATAAGCAACTAGGGATATATCGCTATCTATCATTCTATCCATTTTAATAAGGTTTTTAAGTTCTAAATTCTTTACAGGATTCTTAACTTTAGCATCTACTTTGGCCATAATAACTTTTAATTCTGGCTTAACATTCTCTTTAGTTTCTACTTTCTTTTCTTTAGTAGATTCTTTTTTAGCAATAGTTTTAGTTTCTTTCTTTGTTTCTTCTTTAGGTTTATTGGCAACAATAGTAGCTTCTTCTTTAACACTTTCTTTAGGTTCTTCTTGTTTAGATTCTTTAATAACTTCTTCTATGACTTCTTTTTTCATAGTTTCAACAGTTTTAGTTTTATTCATTTCTTGTACTACCTCTTGAACTTTAACTACTTCTTTAACAGTAGCTTCTTTAGATGTCTTAACAGCTATCTCAAAATTCTCTGTTATCTCAACACTAACAACAGCACCATTAGTTTCTAAATGTAATCTTTCTCCTATGCTTTCTTCTAATCCTGATATTACATTCCATATTTCAGACTCATTTAGATTTGCTGTACCTAAACCCTCGTTCATGTCTTTTATTTCTTGTGCAGATAAAGGTTCATAGTTTTCAGTTGGAAAGTCTAATGCCATTTCAGCACCTAATAAGTTTGTACCTCTTAATGCAACAGATGTACTTTCAGAGCCATCAACTCCTGTCCAAGACCACTCGTATTTATTAGCATGAACTCCATTGTAGTGTAAGCTGTCATTCCATATTCTCTCATTGTTATTATAACCACTATCAGTAGTTCTAACTTGTGTAGATGTTGCTANTACATTGTTATCTGAATCTAATACTTTCATTGTCAAAGTATAACTATCAACTGCACCATCAGAAGAACCACATTTAAAAGCTGATTGATTCCACTCACAGTTTTGTACTGCAATAGAACTTGATAAATTAATACCACCATTAAGTTTTAATTGTGTAGAAGTATGAGTAACACCATCTGGGGTGCTATCTCCCTCTATACCTACTAATGAACCAGTTGCAGTAAGTGTTAAGTCGTGTGATGCTTCTATTTCTCCAACAGATGTATTAGCTTGACCACAGGCATTATTTACTTCTGTTTCGCAAGTAACAGTAAATCCATTGTGAGTAGAGTTGTTAGTAAGAGAAGTTGTTGAAGATGCTACTCCATCTAAATTTGAATTACTGTAATTTGATGTAGCTGTTCCAGCATTAGGTAATATGTTTGTAGTAAATGCTGTATCGTTATCGTCTGCTAATCCAACTGAACTTGCAAACCAAGATAGCATTAACCATATAAAACTACCAAGTAATATATAACCCCACCATCTCATTTTAATATAAGTTTTTTAATTGATTTTTCTCCCATGTATATCTCTGTTTCTGCCATTGATTTAATACATTGATATTCCACACTTTTAGAATTATTACCACGCATAGCAACCCTTTTACCTTTTAAACATTCACTCATAGATGATTGTATTCTGTGTTCTTTAATTTCTCCATTAACAATCATTAATAATCCTACGACTAACTCAACCATGACCATTACCATTTGCTCTAACTTTATCTTTTAGATTTTCAATGTCCTTTAATGCTTTTTCTAATTGTTTTGTTACAAATTCTATATTAACTTTATTGTGCATCATATCTTCTATTCTTACTTCAATCTTCTCAACTGTTTTATATAAATCCTCTAGCAACATAAACTGCTCTTGGTCAGTTGGTTTCTGTTCACTTTTTTTAAGTAAGTCAGCTTCAAATAATTCTCTTGATGTTTCTAAACTTGTTAATCTAGCTGTAACCTCTGTATAAGCAAAGACTCCCATAGCAACAGCAATTACTATACCAATCATATTTTTAACAGGCATACTAACTGATGTGTTTTCGTTTATTTTCATCTTGTATGTAATTCTAGTTTTTTAGCTTCTTCTTTTTGAATTTTTTTATCTATTACTTCTCTTTTCTTAATTCTTTTAACATAAGTCTTATAGTCTGGTCTTTCAAATTCATATTTTTGCCATATTGCTAATGCTTCTTTACCTATCTTTCCATCTACTGGACAAGGAGTTCCAGCATTAATCATAGCTTCAAAGACTCGTTCATCTTGGCATAATAAAGCAACTGAACCTACTTTCATTCCAAAGTCATATAATACTTTAGCTAATTTAATTCTTTCACAATTCATATCTCTAAATGTTTTACCACCTGATACACCTATTCCAAATGTCTGGACTCCAGCACTTGCACCAGTTGCACAGACATCTTGTGAGTTAGCAGAAAAAGATGGTGCGTTAGCAGTAGGTGGTGCTGATCTAATATTTGAGTTTGATGTAGAGTTTGTTGTAGAGTTAGATGATGAACCAGATTCATAAGTAGTTGCACCCCCAGTATATCCACCCTCAATTGCAGTATTAGAACCTGATACATTCGATTGTGTAGAACCTGAATGTGCTGGTTTAACACACAAAGTTAATAAACAAAATAATACAATTAAGACTCCTGTAAAATAATAGTTCATAGTTGTTATCCTCATAAATTACTTTTTCTTCTTTTTACATTTACATCTAGCATCAAATAAAGTTGTTACCCATAATACTGCATTATCTATTGCACCAAATACTGTATAAAAAAACTTATCCATTATATCTTAAATCCTTTTTTCCATGATTGTATTGCCCAGTATGCTGGAGATAGATTCTTCTGACCTTTTACTTTAGCAAGTATTGGTCTGAATCTTGCAAAGAAACTCTTTTGTCTAGCTGGTATATTCTTCTTAATAGACATAGTTTTAGAGCCAAAATTAACTTTCTTAACTTTGCCTGTACTTCTGTCTTTTACAAATACCTTAAACTTCTTAACATCTCCACGAGATGGTTTATTAAGTTTTACAGTTCTATTTTTATATTTAGCCATATGGCATAAATATCACAAATTATTCGCA